GGTTGTTCCTGATCCCGCTCCTCGTCCGCGCGATCTGCGCACCGCGGCGGGCCGGAAGTGGCGGCTGGAACATCCGGGAGCGATGTGATGAAGTTCCTCAATCGCATTCGAAGCGGATGGAGTTGGTTCAAGCTGTGCTGCCGGGTTCGTGGTTGGCCGAAGCGATACAACTGGCGAGCGCGGTACGGCGGGCCGATCGTGTATTCGCTGCCGAATGACCGAACGCCGATGGCCGAGATCATGGGTTCGTATAACGCGGAACCGCGTCCGCCGATTCGCATGAGTCCGTGCGATCCTGGAAAATGGTGATGCCTACTTACTGTTATACCAGTGAATCAGGCGGCAAGACGATCGAGCGGTCTTATTCGATGGGCTGCGCGCCGTCGAAAGTGATCGTCGGCGGACTTGTGTACTGGCGTGACCTCCGTGCGGAGCACCAAGACCAGAAATCCGGCGATGCTTGGACGAATCACTGGTCGCTGTCGATGGCGGCCAAGACGGATGCAGAGGCCGTCGAAATCGCTCAAAAGTGCGCTGCCGCGAAAGTGGATTTGAAGTTTGACGACATGCTGCGAATCAAAGTGAATAGTCCAGGCCACCAGAAGCGCTTGGCGGCGGCGATTTTCCCAGGGCAGAACGTGCGAAATTTGGACACCTACTACTGATGCCCTTCGACCCCTACAACGCCGAGGACATGCAGCGCCTTCGCCGGGTGATTCGGGAGCAGCGTCAGAAATTCGCCCCCTATCGAGAAAATCGCAAAGTCCTGCTGGACGCCATCAACGACCCCTGCCACCGTTCCTATGAAGTCGATAGCCTCGACCGCAAGCCGCACAACCCGCTCGATAAGTTCGTCCGCATCGTGACGCGCGGAGTAGTTGATCAGAATCCGTCGCTGCGGATCGTGCGCAGCAAACGCCCGCGAGTCAGCGGAATGCTCCGGTCGCAATTGGTGGACTGGGCGCGCGACGTGGACATGGCCGACGTGTTGCAGGACATGTTCATAGAGGGCCTGTTGCGTTGGGGTACCTGCTACACCGGCTACGAGACCCCGGATTCCGGCTACGGGATGAATCCGTTCGTGCGGGTACTGGACTTCGACGATTACTTCATCGACACGCGGGGCAACGACGAGGACAACATCGACTTCGAGGGTCACTGCTGGGCGCGGCGGCTGTACGAGATTCAACGGGACGCCAGCTACGATCAAAACGTCGTCGATCGGCTGTCCGAGGGGGTCAAAACGCGATACCGCAACGAGACCACCACTTTGTATCCCTGGATTGACCTGCGTTGCGTATGGCTCCCCGAAGAAAACGTGGAACTGACCATCACGGACGATGAGAACAACATCGTGCTGGAGCCGTTGCGGGTGCGGCCCTACGTCGGCCCGCCGCCCGGCCCCTATCTCCGGCTGAGTCTGGGCGACGTGCGCGGCACGATGGTCCCGGTGTCGCGGATGTCGATGCTGTACGATCTGCATGAATTCGTGGTCCGGGCCTACCGGCAGGTCTACACCCAGGCCGACCGGGCGATGGAGGGTTATGCGTACGACAAGAATTCCGAGAAGGACGCCGAGAAGCACCGCACCCTGATCGACGGTGAATACGTCGGGATGGACAACCCCAAGGGCATCGAAAAGATCACCAAGGGGGGGGTCAATCCGCAGACGCTGGCCGCCGCCATTCACGCCGACGATCTGTTCGATACCGACGCCGGGAACTTGAAGCTGGTGGGCGGGCTGGGTCCGTCGGCGGAGACGTTGGGTCAGGAACGTGGGCTGGGCGTCGGCGTGCAGGCCATGATCGACGACATGCGGACCCGCATGAACAAACTGGCGAAACGGCTCTACGAGGTCGCCGGTTGGTACATTCTGCGTGATCCCCTGCGGCTGAATCGCAGGGTGGAGGACGGCGGCGATCCCAACACCGAGGGCGGTGTTATGTGGACGACCGGCAACGGCAATACCGTCCGATCGACTTGGACGCCGGAAATCGCGGCGGGTATGAACCCGGATGAGCAGGAAATGGAAATCATCCCCGGCTCGATGGTGAGCCGCAGCGCCGAAGGCCAGTTGCAGTTCCTCGTCCAGTCCGTACAGGCCGTCGCCAGCATGATGGCGTTGCCGGGCAACGAGCAGGAAGTGTTCCATCACCGCCGGTTCAAGGAACTGATGGCCGAATATGGCAACGCCCCGGAACTGAATGAGTTGTTCGGCGAGGCCCCCAACGCCGAGTCGGTGGTGCCGGGCGTGGAAGCGGCGGGCCAGTTCGCCAGACCACCGGCCCGATCGAGCGGCGGTAACGGCCAGCCCAAGCAGAGCAAGATGGTGGAGCGAATGATATTCTCAGGCGGGGCACAGACGCAGCCCGCTTGACGTTGGTTGAATAGGGCGTAGAGTTGTAGAGGAAATAGGGGGCCGCCGATTCACGGCGGTCCCGACGAAGGCGATGAGATTCGAGAAAAGACAGTGCGAGTATCCTGGTTGCCGTAGGCTTGGAATGCCGAAAGGCAAAAAACAGAGTCGCGCCAAACTGTGTACGCATCACCACAAACTAAAGTATGGGATGCTGATGGGGTGCGCCCAGCGTTACGGCAGAAGGCTGCCGACGAAAGTTTACAAGCTGAGTCTATCGCCGTGTTGTCGGTGTGGTTGGTCTGAGTCCTTCTGTGATAGGCACAGATTAGACCCAGGCAAAGGATATATTGAATCGAACGTGATTCCCTTGTGTCCTAATTGCCATCGGATTGAAACGATGGCGGATTTGGGATTCGAGGTTAATCGGGGCCGCGGGGCGAATTCCCGACGGCTCGCAGCGGGCTAAAGTCGGTTAGCTACCGACGAGAAGCCTAAACCTTCACTGTCCGTTTAGGGGGCAGTCGGGCATTCGCTCGACGGCCCCCTCTTTTTTTGTTCGTCACTGAGCGTGGCGAAGTGGAGCATCGAATGGCAGACGATCCGAACGTCCAGACGACTGAGCCGGTCCTACCGCCCGATCAACAGATCGCGGAAGTGGTGGGGCCCGTCACCGAAACCGTTGCCGACGAAACCGTTGTCGTTGAGGCTGCTGCTGAGCCGCTAGACGCGGGCTACGTCGAACGGGCCAAGTCGTTCAGCCTGAGCGAAGCGGACCTGCGGGTCATGCCCCGCGAGACGGTCGAGCGCATGATGGCGAGCGCGGACCGCATGACCATTCAGTCGGCGATGGCGGAATGGCAACAGCCCCCGCCGGTTCAGCAAGCGCCGCCGCCTCCTCCGCGCCGCGAGAACGGGCGGTTCGCCGCCGACGCGCCGCCGGAATTCGCGTACGAGCCGTTCAAGTTGCAGTTCGATCCGACGGACGAAATCAACGAGACGAACCCGCTGGTCAAGAATATGACCGGCCTTGAGGCCCACGTCGCCAAGCAGTTCGATCGTCTTCACAAGTTCTACGCGGAGAAGCTGCAAGCCCAGGAGCAGTTCCGCAAGGATTCGATCGTGCAACAGAATAATGCCGTGGTGGACCGATTCGTCGAAAGCCAAGGCCCGCAATGGTCCGAGGTGTTCGGCAAGGGTGCCACGAGCGAAATGAATCCGCAGTCGCAAGAGTTCCTGAACCGCGTGGAGGTTTGGAAGGCTGCGACCGCGATGACCGGGCGCTACGCGGCCAATGGCCGTCGCATGTCGCTCAATGAGGCGCTGCCACGAGCGCGTAACGCGATCTTCATGGAAAAGGCGTTCGCACTCGAACGCGCGACGGCGGACGCGAAACGAAAAGAGTTGCAGGTCTCGGCGGCAACGAAACCGACCGGCGGCGGACCGGCCCCTACGGGGGGCGGAATCCGCCAGCGGGCGGCGGCGTTGGCCGGGGCGCTGCGACGATAGGCGCGCGTGGAAAGGTAAACGGGCTGTATGGCCAACTATAACCCCAATACGGACAGCCTGAGCATGGGCGTCTCGACCAGAGACGTACTGCGGCAAGGAGAGTGGTTCTCCGAATTGCAGACCCTGGCTCGCTATCCGACAACCGAAATCGTGATGGACGGGAGCATCGGGAAGGAATGGCCGGGTAAGAAGTTCACCTGGCGGATCGCCGACGATCCCGGCACCCCGAAGGCGCGGACCGCGCCCTACAAGACGTTCACGGCGGACAATCAGAACAAACTCGTACAGGCGGAGATTCACATTCGCCACGGCGAGGAAACCAACGGAATCGACGAATCCGACATCGACATGAACTCCGGCGAGGCCCAACTCGTCGATGAGGTCGAACTCGGTATGCAGATGATGTACCAGCGACTCTGCGAGTCGATCGAACTGCGCAGTTGGTCGGTTCCCGCGACCGGCGACACGCTCAACGAAGTGGGGATTCCCTACTATGTGGCGTGCCCGTCGGACGCATCCGGCGGGTTCCAGGGCGCATTGCCGGGCGGCGGTCACACGTTGGTCGCCAACATCGACCCGGTGACGGCGAATACGCGCTATCGCAACTACGCGGACCTGTTCACCGACTACATCCACGAGGACTTCAGCCTCAAGGCGTCGAACTTGTTCCGGGCCATCAATTTCGTGCCCCCCACCAAGGCCAAGGGGATGCAGGGCGGAACGATCGACGCCCTGCGGGTGTACTGCGGCGACGATTCGCTGAGCGACTACGAACTGATGCTGAACACCCAGAACGACCAGCTCGGTTCGGACGGCTTGCCGATGTACGGGCGCGGCATGTTGAAGGGCCTGACGCCCATCGCGGTCCCGCAGTTGAACTCCGACGGCACCGGCAGTCCGGCGACCAACTCCTTCCCGTGGTATTTCATCAACCACAATCTGCTGTTCCCGGTGTTCGTGCCGGGCTGGCGGTTCAAGGAGAAGAACGGCACGGTCCCGATGTCCCATCAAAAGTGGTGGGGCGTGTTCTTCAAGTACAACTGGGTCGGCTTGAGCCGTCGTCGGCAGGCCGTCATGGCAAAAGCTGCTCCATTCGGCGAAAGCACGGCTCCGTAAGCGCCGAGAAAGGAATGATGAGATGAGTACAGCGATTCGAGGAGTCATGCCGTTGGGCATGGCCGACGGAACCCTCAGCCGTCAGATTTGGGGGAATTTTCCGTGGGCGAGCGCGGATTCCCCGCACTTCAAGGGCACGTTTTTCTACGACAAGTTCAACAAGGGGCTGGGGCAGTGGACTACGTTCATCGACACCGGCGGAACCATTACCCCCAGCGTTGATCTTGCGAACGACGAATTCGGCGCGGTCGAATTGACGACCGACGCCGATGACAACCAAGCCGTCGAGATGCAGGCCGGTCAGGCCGGGGCGATGGCCAAGTTCATTAATCCCGCGGTGACGGCGGCCTACGATATTTACTTCGAGGCCCGGTTTTCCCTGGGCGCGGTGGTGGGCAACTGTTTCGTCGGACTGATGGAGTACGTGACGCCCGCCGGAGACCACATCACCGACGCCGGGGCATTGCGGGACAGCGATTTCATCGGGTTTTCGACGTTGGAAGCGACGCCGACGATCCTTGAACTGACCCACAAAGAAGAGGGCAGCACCGTCGTGGTGGACGGAGCGATCGAGACCCTTGCCGCCGATGAGGTGGTTCAGGTCGGGTTTGTGTATCGGCCCAATCTGCATCCGGCTTCGCGGTGGGTGACGGTCTACGAGACCAATGTTCGGTCCGCCGTGGCGATCTCCAAGGCGACTTGTCTCCTTAGCACGTTCCCGATGGGCGTCGCGGCGGCAGGCGATCAAAAGCTGATGTGCCCGACGATCGCGGTCAAGAACGTGACGGACATCACTTCGTTGCGTTGCGAATGGATTGCGTGCGGCATGGTGCCGAGCTAACTGATGGCGGAAAGCACGCTATCGCTGACGTTTGAAGACCTGGCGCGGTCCACAGCTTTCGATCTCGGCTGGGGTCGGAAAGCCGACGCCGCCGAGGGGCTGTCGTCCGCCCAGGTCGCAAACGTCGAAGCCGCCAACAAAGCCGGATACCGGGATTTCCTGGCCGCGCACGACTGGTCGTTCAAACGGCCACGGGTGACGTTCACGTTGTGGACCACCGCGACCGGCACGGCGGCGGCAGGATTGACCACGACCGTCACGAGCACGACGGCCAAGTTCTTCCCGTCGATGATCGGGCACGAGATCGTGTTCCTGTCGGGCAACAGCTATACCATCACGGGCTACACGTCTTCGACCGTCATTACGGTTGATTCCACGGCGGTGGCGGATTCCAGCACGACGTTCACCGTCACGGCGGACGGGGTGTATCGGTTGCCCGATGACTACGGGAGCTTGTACTCGCCGACCATTGTGTTCGGAGCGGGAACCAACGATCAGCGGCAGATCACCGTTACGACGGAATCGCTGGTCGCGGCGGCCTTGCAGGTGAACAATGACCCCGCCCGACCCACGATGGCGGGCGTGCGTCCGCTCACGACCGACGGCGTCACCGGGCAGCGTTTCGATTTGGCCGTTCATCCCATTCCCGATCAGGACTACGCGGTGAACTTCCGCTATGAGGTTCATCCCAACGCCCTGACGGCGGGCTTGTATCCCTACGGCGGGTTGAAGTACGCGGAAACGCTGCGTAAGGCGTGCATGGCGGCGGCGGAAGCGATGTTCAACGATCACAAGAGCAACCGGCGGGACGAATTCACGATGGCGCTGAGGATTGCGATTGCGGACGACGTTCGGCACAACCGTTCGGAGCGATTGGGAATCACTCGCCCGCGCGAGCCGCACAACCGCCGTCGTTACGGCGGATACCTAGAACACGATGATTTGATCGACACCGCCGCCGTTACGGTGCAGGGCGTGTCGTACGATTAAGGAGTTTGCCGATGGCCGCTAGAGGATTGCCTTCCCGAACGCAGTTTAAGGTGAAGATTTCGCAGCATTTGCCAGCCGCCGATACGGCGGCGGTCGTAACGCTCGCGGCTGTCGCGGGCAAGCGGAACATCATCACGGCGATCCATTGCAGCTACATCGGTACCCCGACGGTGGCGGGCATTACGGTCAGCGGCTTGAACGACGATGGGGCGATGGTGTACCAGGTGGATTTCCCGTTGGCCGCCGGGGAACACCAGTTGAACTTTGACAACGGCCTGATCGGCAAGGTCAACGGCGCGGTCGTGGTGACGTTGGCCGATCCGGCGGCGGCGGGCAGCACGGCAAAACTAAACGTCTTTCACGCGCAGTAGCGCGAGGAGTAAAGCATGAATACAATGAATTTTCCGCGCAAAGTGGCGCAATCGGATAATATCTACCCTGACGGGAAGGCCATCAACAGGGATCGAACGGCGGAAACGTTGAAGTCGCTGACCGTGACGACGTTGACTGTTACCGGCACGCAGACCAATACCGGATCGCAGGTCCGCACTGGCGTAGACAAGCACGTGCGCGTCGGGGCTAAAATCGGCGCGACTGCGGGGTGGGCGGTAAAGGCGGCTACCAATCTGCCCTATTTGGGAACCGTTCCGGCGTCGCAAACCGGCTCGACGCTGGTTATCCCGCTAACCGATCTAAAGGTCGGCGACACGATCACGGCCTTCAGTATTGACGCACAGATCGAATCGGCGGGTGGAATCGTCACGCTCGACGCGGATTTGCGCGCCGTTACTAACGTGGCGGCCGAGCCGACGGACGCGAGCATCGGTTCGATCACCCAAGTTTCGGTGACGGCCGACACTGCCGTGGATGCCGCGAAAACCGGCCTTACGGAAGTGGTGGCCTTCGGAAAGACCTATTACTTGCTCCTGACGGCCACGACCGCTGCGTCCACGGACATCATCCTGCTCGGGGCGCGAGTTACGGTTACGGAGTCCTAGGAAGGCGGAGGTGTCCCATGGCCGGATTTGGTCCGTTGCCGAGTTTTTCGAGCGGAGGAGATTTCTACGGAAAGGTCATCAATTTCTTGCAGAGCATCGGGCAAGAAAAGAAATGGCAGGAGTTCATCGAAGGACCGGCGGCGGAGGCCAATCTTTACGGTCAGCAGACCGCTGAGTCGCTCGGTTCTATCGGCAACACGACCGGCATGGCTCGCGATCTTTACGGTCGGGCGCGGGGGTTGGCGGGCGGGCTTTCCGATCAGGCGACCCGCGACGTGAACCAGCGATTCGATCAGTTGGGCGCGTCGGGTCAGGCCGGACTTCGTGCGCGGGGAATCGGCGGCTCGACGGTCGCGCCCAGTGTGGCGTACGCGAACGAGCGCAACCGCAGCGACGAACTGCGCCGCGTCAACGATGAGCGGATCAACACCTTGCTGGGCGTGGAGAGTACGTTCGGGGGCGGCGAGATCGCGGCCAATCAGTTTGCCGCGGAGCAGCGCGCGGAGTTCAATCGAAATCGCTTCCTATTCCCGCCGGGGGCTGTGACGCCTTTCATGCCAGCGGCTCGGTCGTGAACCATGCCGATCATCGAACGTCCTGATCCGATCGCGCAGTTCTGGGCTAATCTGGCTACCGCTGAAAGCCAAAAGCAAAAAGAAGAGCACGATAAGGACTTAGCGGCCCGCAAAAAGCGACAAAAGAACACCGCCATTATCGGTACCGCGATCGCCACGGCGGCGACGGCGGGCCTTGCCGCTCCGGCGCTGGGGTTGGCTGGCGCTCCAGCCGTGGCTGGCGTCGGTGAGGCTGGAAGTCTGCTCGCCGGTCCTGTTGGCGCGGCCGGTGCTGCCGGGGCGGGAACCGCGGCCACCACCGGCCTGCTCGGCACCGGCGGGGTCGTCGGACTCGGCGGCCTGCTATCGGCTGGTGCGGTTGGCGCGCAGCTCGGCAGTCAGCTTGCCGGTGAAGATTATGCGGGCGCGATCGGGACCGCCGCCGGTGCGGTCAACACGATTGAACAAGCCCGCCGAGATCAGCAAATCTACGGCTATCAGCCTACTCGTGAAGGTCGCGCGACTGCCGCCGCATTAGCGGCCAAAGCCGGAACCACCATAGATCAAGTCGCCAATCTTGCTCGTCAAAGAGGCGTTTCGTTCGATCAAGCGCTCGCCGACGTGCAAGGCGCGGCTTCTGACCGTGAAATCGAGCAAGAGTTTTTCCAGCAACGCGCCAGGTACGCGGCGCGTTACGGCGGCGCAAGTGACCTCTACGCGCTCGATGACGACCTGAACAATCTGGGGCCGATGTACGCTCCGGAACCGGATGACGCCAAGCTCGCCACGGTTCAGGACGGGCATCAGAGCATCAAAGACGACATCGCTGCGGGCAATATACTGCCCTACGAGGCCAGTTCAATCGCCAAGCAGTTGCGGTACGACTTTGCTCAGTCTCGAATGGGGCGGGGCAAACGACAGTTGCCACCGAACATAGGCGTTGATCCGCAAACTGGCGCTCGAACAAAAACGCCTTGGGGCAAGCCTTATTATGAGGACGAAACGACACTCATGGTTCCAAGGCGCGACGCCAGGGGACAGATAAACTATTTCCCAAAGACGATCACGCCGGGAGCGCCGAAAAATCCGCAAGAAGCCGCGAAGCGGATGACGGCTGCGGGGATATTGCCAGAAGAGCAGAAACACTACGCTTGGGATGGCAACAGCTTTACACGGAAAAAGATCGAAGTCGATCCCGAAACGAAGTTCAATCAAGACCTCATTGGGGAGGCAATCAAAAAGAGCGACGATCCCGGCATGGTGGCGCAGTACGTTCGCGCTGGTCAACAGGCACGCCAACTGCCGAAGTTCGAGGTTATGGTTGATGAGCAAATAGCGAAGATCGGCACCGGCACTCTGACGATGGACGACTATGCTCGACTTCGCAAACAGGCGCAGGCGTATTTCCCGGCGATTGAAACCGATCCGTCGCTCGCGGACCTGAAGGATCGGCTGACCGCAATTGGCAATGACGCCGCTCAAAACGCCGCTAGGGCCGCCGCCGTCTTGCAGGCGGAACAACCGGCGCAAGCTGTACCGCCGCCCGGTAGTGCGGCTTCTGCGGAAGGTCCGGAAGGCGCAGGGCACGCCGTAGGGCAAGCGGTTCGTAAGATTCCCGGCGCGGTTGCTGCCGTGCCAGTGGCAGCCGCCGTGGGTACGGCCAAAGCCGGAAAGGGCATTGGCGAGTTTGGCGTTGGATTCGCGGAAGGCTTGTTTGGAATCGAGAAATCGGACACGTCGCCGCAAGCACAACAGGCTCGGCGGTTCGCCGTCATTCAAAAACAGAACATCGAAGCCGGGATTGACCAACCGATCAGCGTAATCCGTCCCGATGGAAGTGCCGTACAGGTCATTAAGGGCACGCTTACCGCGCAGAAAATCGCTGAACTAGAAGCCGCTGGGTTCACGATTCCGGGCATTGGAGGTGGTTGATGCCCGCGACGCTGACGCTCGATGAACTGGACAAGCTGGCTGGCATTGACGATGCCATGCCGACGTTCAACGCCGCCAAGAAAACGCAATTGTCGATGTCGGAACTCGATCGGCTGATTGGGGTTGGCGAGCCTGAAAAGCCGCCGGAAGAAACCGACGGGTTCATTTCGAGTATAATCAAAAACGCCTTTGCGGAGACGACCTATGGGATCGCGGCACGAGCTACAGGACTTGTTGATTATGAACCTAAAGACTTGGGCACGGTGGGAAATATCGCGTCTAGCATCGGTGGCTTCATTGCCGATGCCCCGGTTCTCGCGCTTACTGGCGGACTCGGCGGCATCATCGGCAAGCAAGCGGCCAAGAAACTCGTCGCCTACGCGGCGAAAAAAGGTCTCATCGGTGCGGCGGCGAAAGCCGTCCCTCCTGCGATACATGCTGGCGTTCAACTCGGCGGACTAGAAGCTGCGCGCGAAGTCGCGGGTGGCGAGTTCCATCCGGGCGAGATCACCAAACAAACTCTCGCCGGTGCTGCGTTCGGACCTGCCGGATTGGTCAAGAATCCTATCGCTCGCCTGGTTGCGGAAGTTGCGTCGATGGCGACCGTTCCGGCCTTGCTCGAATTGCGCGCACCGACGAGCGAAGATTGGATCAACGCCGGTGGCACCGTGGGCGGGTTCAAGCTCTATCACGGACTCTCGAAGCTCGCCAAGCTGGCGTACAGAAAATCGGTGTCGCGCAAAGACTACGTAGATGCTACGGGCGTCAAGCCGAATGAGGTTCTGCCGGAGAAAGATCGTAAAGAGGCGGCGGACGCCGCGCTCGCTGCAGAACTCAAGGCCGTAACAGACAAGGAGATCGTCAATGCCGCTCAAGTCTGGCAAGTCCAAATCGGTGATACGGGAAAACGTCAAGGAGTTGATCCACTCAGGGCGGAAGCAGAAGCAGGCCGTGGCGATCGCCCTGTCGAAAGCGGGGAAGTCCCGCAAGCAGAAAGGAACGTATTAGATGCCGAAACCAAAACCACGGAAGCCGTCGCAGCCGAAGCCGCCGAAAAAGTCTCGGAAACGCAAGGTGAAGTCGGTGATGTATTAAGACCCGCTCCCGCGCCAGCCGCGCAGAAGCCGCAGACCTTTAAGGAGTTTGCCGAATCGCGCGGGCGATGGCCGATCAAAACGTCCGATTCTGACTACAAATCTCTTGTATCGGAATACACGGTATCCCAGGTCAGTAAACCTGCGGCTCGCGCCGAGGCGATTCGGATGCTCAATGAGGCTGGTGCTGAAATTCCTAGCGAATCCGCGCCGCCCGACGTGAAGGGGCAGGGGGCGCTGGGGGAAGTTGAATCACCGAAGGTACAAGCCGCACGCGCCAAGCTGGAAGCATCGGAACAAGAGCTTGCCAAACACCGCAAAGGACCGGCCTTGTTTACTGGCGGCATTGACTTCCGTGATGTCGCCCTGGCGGCCAAGGTATTCAAGGCAGAACTTGGACTCGGTTGGGCGAAGTTCTCGGACTATGTGGCTTCGCTCGGACGGCGGTTCGGTGCTGCGGTCGTGCGGGCGCACTCCGCGCTCATCCGCGACACCTGGGAAGCGGAACGAAAGAACAATCCAAAGCTCGACGCCGCTGGCGACGTGGAGGCGATTCTGGCCAAGGAAGGCATAGCGGATGCCCCGGAAGCGACCACGCCGCGCCCCATGCGCGACAAGGGACGATTGCCCGAACTGGCGATCCCGGTAACGGAACCCGCAGCCCGTGACATGCTTCGCGGAGTCGATGAACTGCGTACCGCAGCCGATGAACCGCGCCGCGTAACCCACGTTGAAGCCAACGCCATTGCTAATCAGAGGATCGCCGAACGAGGGGCGGAATACCGGGATCGCCTTGTTGCCGAATCTTGGACGCCGGTTGACGCACCCGATACGCGCGTGCAGATCAAGGTCATCACCGAGTTAGGGAAGCGAGTAGCGGACGATCCGAACGACGTGGCGGCCTGGGAGGCGCTATCGCGCGGAGATTTTCATTACCGTGTAGGTGGCACGGCGGGCGCACAAGCATTGGAAGCTCGCAAAGCCCTTATGGAAATGCCGGAGCCGGAGCGAAACGCTTTCATGGCCCAACGAGCGCTTGCGCAGCCGCCGGAGCAAATCGAGCGTGCCATCAAGAAGGCGGAGGCCCGTGAAGCGAAAGAACGCCAGCGACAGCCCAAGCCACATCCGCTCACGCCGGAAGAAATCCGGGTAGAGGGGATGCTGCCCGCCCCGCCCGGAACAAAGTTGCCGCCTAAGCCGCCGGTACAAGGCCCGGAAAGCCAAAAGCGTTATGAGTCGCGTGTTCGCAAGGCCAAGGAACAAGTCGAAAAGCTGCACCGCGAATGGGCAGAGCAGATCAAAAGGTACAGCGGCGAACTAACCAAGTTAGGCCACGACGTTGAAAAGGCCCTGCGCGGCGAACTTGATCCGTTAGCTACGAAAGCGTTTCTACGCGATGCGTACGCCGTCAAGTCGAGCGTGCCCGACGTGCTCTACGAATGGTGGCGCGAATCTATATTGTCTGGACCCGCGACAGAGACGACCAACATGCTCGGCGGGGCTGTTCACGGCGCATGGTATTTTTCCGTCGATCGTTTTACTGATGCGTTCGTCAGTTCCATTGCCCGCGGGCTTGGTTACAAGCCGGACGGCGCGTACTTCGGCGAGTTCAAGCATATCGCCCGCGCGTTCATGCGAAGCAGCGGCAAGGCAAACCAGAACTTCATGGAAACGTGGCGAACGGAATTGCCGCAGTTCTACCTGACGCACGGCCTTGAGGCCCAAGCCGCCGCGCCGCACGAGTTCACTAGAGCGGCGATTGCCGGAAAAAAGGGGTGGTGGATTCGTCGGTCAAGCGGACTAATGACTGCGGTTGACGATTACATCAAAACGCGCGTCGCGGCGATGGAGCAGGCGTCGCTGGCCTACCGGCAAGGGAAAAGCGAAGGACTGTCCGGCAAAGACCTTGACGCTCGCATGACCGAACTGATGAACGATCCGCTTTCCGAACCAAGTCAGAAAGCGGTCGATACCGCAATCCGTCTGGCATTGCAGGAAAAGACCCCTGCGTTAGAGGCCGGGTTAAGTTTGCGTCGGGAGATTCCTGGCCTGCGGTATCTGCTGCCGTTTATGACGACGCCGTTCAATATCTTCAAAGCGGGAATACGTCGCAGTCCGTTTGGGTCGATCAAGTTGGGGACTGAATTGCTACGCGCCAGCCGCGACGGCGACTATTCACATATTTCGCAGCGGGTCGCTGAACAAGTGCTTGCTTGGGGCGCGACGCTGGCGCTTGCTTACACGAACGATCCGGCAAATCCGTGGATCACGGGCGGCGAAGATAAGAACCGTCCCTATTCGATCAAGATTGGTAGTCAGTGGTACAGCTACGGGCGTATTGAGCCAGCCGCCACGATGGTCGGGTTGGTGGTAGATGGCATTGGCAAGATTCACCAAGGGGCTGATTGGTTCGAGGCGCTGAAAGCGCCGTTCGATGCCCTTGCCGGGCGAGTGGAAAATCAGACGTTCTTCGCTGGTATATCCGACTTTATGAAGGCGGCCCGGTATCAGAAGTCGGAATACGTGCTCGATTGGGCGACAAAGTTCCCGGCGTCGTGGGTGCCGAACCTTGTTCGTGCTCCTGCTCGTGCGGCCACGGAAAACAAGCCGGAGCGGCGTGTTTGGGACAAGGGGATGGCACGGGCGGATCGGAGTCTGCGGCGTGGTATCGCTTCGCTTGAGGTCGTTCCCGAATACCCGAAATACGATCTCTGGGGTCGTGCCGTGCCGCGCGACGGGGGGCCATTGCCGGGTACGGATTGGATTTTCCGCACGCTCTCGCCGGTCGGACGGAAGAAGTACGTCGAGACTATCGGCGATCGGCTGCTGACCAAATGGAACGCTTCGCATCCCGACGACAAGGCCGTGTTCAAGCCGCCGAATCCGTACTTCACCGAAAAGGGAAAGGTGAGCTACTTCACCGATGACGAAAACGCGACCTACGTTCGGGAGAGCGGTCGTCTGACACAACAGCGGGTGATTGCGGCCCAGGCTCGCGGTGCGCTGAATATGAATGACCCTGGGCCGAAAGACATCGAGCGGCTAGACAAGATCATCGAAACGAGCCGGGAACGGATTCGGAACGCATTGAAACGTGCTCGACGAAAGGCGGAACAAAGTGCTGCCTAGTTGTCACTCGTGGAAGATTAGCGGTCGATCGCTCGGCGGCGGGTCCGCCTGCGCGGCGTCGGCCTGCTTGCGGGCGGCGTCGGATAGCGAAATGAACATGCCCGCAACCGACATGCGAATGATGACCAGGCCGACCTCGTGCGCGCGGAACGTCCAGCCCGGCTCGGCGTCCTTACTCCAAACGCGAAAGTCCTCTTGTACTTTGCGGAAGATCGGCACGAGCGCAAGATTCTGTTTGCCGTGCAGGAGGATGTTCTTTTCGAGCATTTCGATCACGCCCGCGCGCGGCACGATGACGAGTCCCGTTCCGATGACCGCGAAGGGTGGTCCCGGTCGATCTCCGTTGGTCTGGTTCATGGGGGCATCGTAGCATGGCGCGAACAACCATTCAAATCCAACCTCCGCTGGCGGGCGTCGATCGAGCGTATGCCTTTCAGAGCCAGCCGCCGTTCACGCTCAGCGACGCAAACAACGTGCGTGGCCGCTCGGTATTCGACCAGCGGGCGATCCTGGGTAGCAGGCCCGGCCTCGTCAAGGCTTTTGCGCAGAACGTCAGCATGGCTGGCGGAAGCGAAGTCGAGTCGTTTACCGAACATTTCTTTGCGGCGAAGGATGTTACGCTTGTCGGCCTTGATCCGAACGGGAACTACGACGGAACGACCTCGACGCGCTCGCTGCGAATGGGCTGTGGACCTACCGGACTGGCGAACGACAAGCGTCGTTTTCTGATGCACTTCGACATGACCGACATTCCCGCGTCCGCGACCATCACGGCGGCGAGCCTCTACCTTCGCTGTTGGTTCACGGAATCTGACGGTCCGGCCAAGATTTATCGGGTCACACAGACCTCGTGGGTGGAAGCGCAGGCGACGTGGAACAGTTACGCCACGAGCCTCACTTGGGCGACGGCGGGATTGGGTACCAGCGACTACACCACGACTGGGCAACTGGACTTCACCAAGCCGGTCGATGTGGGCGACTTTACGATCAGCGGATTGGCCGCGTTGGCGCAGACCGCCTACGACAGCGTGAGCAAACAGCTTCATTTGGTGTTTGTCAGTACCGATGAGACCACGACCAACACAGACTGCGGGTTCCGACAGTCGGAATATACTGCGGACTCGTCACACGTTCCTAAATTGACCGTCAGCTACACGGTGCCCGCATGAGTACCGAAGTTCGCCTGATGAACGTTTGCCGCACCCTGCAGGCCTCGCCCGCGACTTCCGTGCTCGACATCTTCACCACGATCGACACGTCTCCGCCGAACTCATGGGCCGACGTGGGCGGAACGCTCGACGGCGTGGCATCGACCGGCATCATCGTGGCGAGCGGCGGGCTTGCCACCACTACCGCCTACGACACGCTGCATACGGCGTACTTTTCGCTTGGGGTCGCGGCCCCCGGTCCCGATACGCTGATTTCGACCAACAGTCCCCGCGAAGTGACGCTCAAGGGCGTGGTGGTGCCGGACACTTCCGACGCTCTCGGTGTAGGGAGCGTTTCAATTCTGATGGACATGGCCGATACGACGCCCGTCTATACGACCGGCCTGCGCATGAAGGTTGAGCGATTGCGCGATGCGTCGCTGATGCTTTACTGGAAAGTGACGCTCTACATCGACGACGCGGCGGTCGCCACGGGAACACTCTCCCCATCGGCATCGACCACTCTGACGGCCATGCGGATGAGCATCGACGGGAATCAAACGATCCGTTGTTGGCTGGACTCCTTTGGATTTGCGCCGGTCATCACCTACGACGGATCGTCGTACAACCCGGTCGGCGGTCGCGTCGGCATTGTCCTCAAGTCGAATCCGTTCGCCAAGGCGTCCGTCGATTCGTTCACGTTCTCCTACACGCTCGCAGCAGTTGTGGGCGTCACCAACGCTGATCTTCCGCCCCGAACGCTCGTGTCCTCGGCCAACGGAGTGATCTATGTTGAACTCAAGAATGGAAACCTGGCGACGTTGACTTCTCCGGTGCGGACGCTGGCAAGCGATCGGCTGCTGTCGTCGGTCAATCGACTCGAAAAGCTCTACATCGCGGACTACGGACTTTTGAAGCACGGACTCGGAACCGGCTCGAACGGTACGCCTACAAGCGCGACCTTCACTGATTCGGGAGTTGCGGACTGGACGGCACTCGGCAAAACCGCCGCAGAGATCATCGCCGACTATCGACTAGAAGTACTCTCCGGCACGACCGCGCCCATCGGCATCTATAACATCACCGCTGCTGCCGCGACCCTTACGCTTTCGCCGATGCCGCCGCAAAACGGATCGGTGCTCTACTATCGGGTGGTTCGGGCACCGAAGATTTTCGACTCTGCTCTGATGACGCTGACGCTTGTGCCGATCGGCAACGTGCCCGACGCGGCCGGACTCGCGGTTGATCCCGGTCAGTACCCACTCGGCTGTACGATCGTGTCGGCTTGGGACGATCGGCTCTTGTGGGGCGGCGACCCACTGTTCCCCCACGTCGTCTACATGAGCAAGGCGGGCGACCCGGACAACTATCTGTACGCCAACGAAACTGAAGGGGAAGCGTTTGCGTATGATCCGGCACGGGTGTCTGGCGCGGCGCAGATCGGCGATTCGGTCACGGCCATCATCCCGCACAGCCACGACTACTGCATCTTCGCGGGGTATCGGTCGTTCTCGATTCAGCGCGGCGATCCGACGATCGGCGGGGCGCTCGACCTTATCAGCCGGGACATTGGCATCGTAGGCTTCGCTGCATGGTGTTACACGCCCGAACAAGTGATCCTCGGCCTCAGTCCCGACGGTCTCTACCTGTTTCAGCCGAGTCCCGACGTGGCTCCGGTGCGGGTCTCGCGTGAACGACTGCCCACTGAGATGCTGAACATCAATCCGGACCTGTACGACGTGCAACTCGCTTTCGACTTAGAAAAGAACGGGGTCGTTATCGCGGTGACGCCGAAGATCGCCGGGGCCACAACTCATTTTTGGTTCGATTGGGGTAAGAAGGCGTTTTGGCCGGAGTCGTATCAGAGTGACCACGAGCCGACGGCTATGTGCGTTCACACGATCGACGACGTCCGCACGGTGATTTTCGGCTGTCGGGACGGATACTTACGGCGATTCGTGGACACTTCGCCGATCGACGACGGAAACCCGATACCGTCGTCGGCTCTGCTCGGCCCGTTCCAAGCGGGTAGTCCGCAGTTCCACGGCCTGATCCATAAGGTGTGCGTCGAGCTGGCGACCCAAAGCGGCCAAGTCACGATCGACATTCTGGCGGGCGACAGTCCCCAAAAGGCGCGGGCCGCACTACCGGCGCATTCGTTCACCGTGAGCGGCGGCGGGGATTCGTTCTCGCCCCCGCCGGAACTGTGTCGGATTCGCTGCGGAGCGTGCTTCATCAGGATCACAAACTCGTCTTCCTTCGCGTGGGCGAAGGAGTCGGGGTTCCTTGAGCGCGAAATCGTCGGTATGCGCAGGGCGGACTAAATGGCTGAACCGCTTGGCAATTCCAACGTCCACACCATCGACGAGGCTCGGCAGAAGTTCTTGCGCCTCGATCAAATCATCAAAAACAGCGGACTTGTCAAAAACAACTTCACCGCGACCACCAATCCTGCGGTCACGGATGATGCCGACGACGGCTATGAAGCCGGGTCCGTCTGGATCAACGTCACGCTCAACCGGGTCTACATTCTCGAATCCGCGACGGTCGGGGCGGCGAATTGGATTCTCTTGGCCCCGGAAGGCGGGAGCGGACCGGCGGACGCCACCTACATCGTCCAGACTCCGCACGCGGACCTGAGCGCGGAGCAGGCGTTGTCGGCTCTGGCGACCGGCATCCTCAAGAGCACGACGGTCACGGGCGTCATTTCGATTGCGGTAGCAGGAACAGACTATTCCGCGCCCGGCCACACTCATCCATCGACTGACGTAACCGACTTCACGGAAGCCGCTCAAGACGCAATCGGGGCAATGATCGGCGTGTCGCTTATTTACGTGGACGCCACGCCCCTGCTGGCGCGAGCAGCGTTGACCGGAGATGTTACCGCCCCACAAGATTCCAACGTGACTACCCTCGCCACGGTCAACGCGAATGTCGGGACGTTCGGGTCGGTCACGCAAGCGGTCGTGGTCACGGTCAACGGCAAGGGAATCATCACTGCGATTGCCAACGCGACGATTGCAATTCCCAGCACCGCGGTCACGGACTTCGCGGCTGCGGTTATCGCTCTGCTGACCGACGCGAACATCCCCAACACGATCACGCTGGACAACATCACGCAGATTGCGACGCGCTCGCACACCAGCCTGACGGACATCGGCACCAATACCCACGCCGACATCGACACTCACATTGCCGCCGCGAACCCGCACAGCGGATCGCAGCCGCTAGATGCCCTGCTGACCGCGCTGGCCGCGCTGGTGACGGCCGCCGATCAAATGCTCTACTTCACCGGGGTCGATACGGTCGCGTTGACCGGCCTGACGGCGTTTGCTCGCACGCTGCTAGACGATGCTGACGCTGCGACGGCGCGGGCGACGCTTGACGTGCCTTCTAACGCCGAAGCCGTCTTGGACACAATCATTGACGCCAAGGGCGATTTAATCGCGGGCAGTGCCGCCGATACCCCGGCGCGATTCGCCGTTGGGTCGAACTTCTATGTTCTGCTTGCTCACAGCGGAGAAACGCTCGGCATGGCTTGGGGGCCAATGGCGGTTGACGCCGACAGCGGGATTCTCATTTCGGGATTGACTGCTCCGACTCGGCTTCATTTTCGACTGGACATCAACACCCTGACTGCGGACGCCTCCCCTGACGGCGCGGCGGACTACGTGGCGACTTACGATGCTTCGGCGGGCGTCCACAAAAAGGTGCTGCTGGACGATCTGCCGACCGGTGCGGGCTACACGGACGAGGAAGCGCAGGACGCGGTGGGCGGCATCCTCGCGGACACTACCGAAATCGACTTGGCCTATTCCGACCTCACGCCGTCTATTTCGGCGTCGATCGTCGCCGATTCGGTGGTAGTCGGGAAACTGCACGCCACCGCTACCGACGTATTTTTCGGGCGCGATACCGCAGCCGCGGGAGCGGGGGAAGAAATCAGCGTTGCCGCAGCGAAAACATTGCTCAATCTTGCGGGCAGTAACACCGGCGACCAGACCGTCACGCTTACCGGCGATGTAACCGGATCGGGGACGGGCAGCTTCGCGGCGACGATCGCCGCCGACGCGGTTACGGATGCGAAACTTCGGGAGTCTGCGGGCTATTCCGTCATTGGTCGCGCGGCAAGCACGACCGGCAATCCTGCGGATATCGTCGCCGCGTTAGCTGGACAGGTGCTCCGCCGTGGAGGCGGAGCAGCAAACGTCGCTTTCGGGGCGGTCGATGTCTCCGATGTTAATGCCGTTACCGGCTCCTTGCCGATTCTCAATGGCGGAACGGGTGCAAGTACCGCGGCTGGCGCGAGGACCAATCTCGACGTGCCCTCGAACGCCGAAGCGGTCCTCGACACTGATCTTGGTACGAATGTCGGCACATTTTTGGCTACGCCATCGAGCGCGAACCTTGCGGCGGCGTTGACGGATGAGACCGGCACAGGCTTGGCGGTGTTCGCCACGAATCCGGTGCTGACGACTCCGAATCTCGGCACCCCCTCTGCCGCAGTCCTGACTAACGCGACGGGGCTGCCGCCTGCGGGATTAACGTCGGCGGCTCGTCGGCAATCAAAACTATGCCGCATCGACAATCCCGTTACCGGCGATGCACTCCAAGTGACGGGCATTCCCGACGCCGCCACCATCAAGGTGGTGCGGTACATTCACGTCGGCGGAACGTCGGTTGTTTTCAACATCGAACACCGGGCCGAAGCAACGCCGTTCACCACGAGTGCAACGGTCGTCTGGACGGCACCGGGCAAGACTACGAGTTCGACCAGTACCGAAGAGACAAGCTTCGACGACGCCACCGTGGCGGCAAGTAGTGTGTTGACGGTGGTGATCGGCACAGTGACCGGGAGCGTAACCAACATGCTGGTCGTCATCGAATACGAAGTAGACTAGGAGTCTCGAATGGACGAATCGAAATACGCGGAACTACGGATCGAGTTGGACACCGACCCGCTCGGCTTGGGTTACGCGGGCACCACGGACGAACAGGCGGCGGCGTTGCTCAACACCGAGGGCTTGGCGGACCAGCAGAAGGACCGGGAAGAGATTCCGACTTGGCGATTGTTGACCGCGGTGAACGACGGCGAGTTCGCGCTGCTGACCCCGACTCAGCTTTCGATGTTCCAGTCCGTGTGTGCGTGCGTGCAGGTTGACATCAGCAACGTTCGGATACGGGCGATGCTGCAACGGATTTTCGTGGCGTCCAATCAGACGAAAGCGAACTTGATCGCGCTGGCGAAGGAACCGGCGGCACGGTGGGAGTTGCTTGACTTCGGTAGCGCGGTCGCGTTTTGGGATATCGCGCGAGTGAGGGCAATCTAATGGCGGCAAGCGAAATAAAAGCGAAATTCAGTGCGTCAGCCAAGGGTACGATCAACGTGTCGGCGTTGGCGACCAACACGGTTCGTCAATCGACCATGATCGACAACACCACGGACAAATACCAACTCATTCACGTCTACTGCAAGGTGACGACGGGCACTAGCCCGACTGCCGGACGGAATGTGTTTCTATACGCCATCACGGGCGATAAACACGCGACTCCGTTCCGCACCGACGGTGCAGGGGCGAGTGACGCCGCGTGGACGACGACCAACGGCCCGCCCATCATAGCCAGTAAGGGAACATCTTCGAGCAGCAATCAGGTTGTTTATCTTTATGGGAAAATCTTCAACCCCGGCCCTGAATGGGGCATCGGGATTGAGCATACAACCGCCGTGAATCTAAAAACAGAATCCGGCAGCGCGGCCCCGGACGGCACGGACCACTGGTTCCATTGGGTCGGCGAGAATCCTGAGAATCAATAATGAGAGACCCCGGTGTAAGGACTCTTGCGCTTGCAGATGCCGCCATCGAACTAGCGGCGTCCGAGCATCCTGAACTCTGGGATCGTCATTGGGTTTCGGTGATGCCGTGCCTGTACCCGGCTCCGACCAGTTCGTCGAATTCGCTGTATCCGTCGATCGGATGGGACACGTCCTCGACGGGCCGATTGCAGGGCAAGGATACAAGCCCGCCGGGAACCGGCATATTGCAATGCCCGTTGGGTCGGTCGGCGACGATTGGGGGAGGAAGTTCGGAATTCAGTTGGCCGGTTATCAGTGTATCGGTTCAAGGGGGCATGAAATTCGCCCCACCGCTCACGTTGAGCATGGTGGTCATGATCCCTTCGGCAAGTCAGGGCGACACTCTACTGTTTTTCACCAGTGACCACAAAGGCGGGGCACTGGCGAACTATTCCGGCGTCCGCATCTTCCTGGATGACGACGCGGGAGCCAGCGGGTTCCTCAATATTTCGTTTGCTGGAAATGTGTCTAACGCTTGGGATCCCTGGATCAGCGGTAGCTCTGTAGGGAAGTGGGTCACGGCCTACGGCAATACCCCGATCTACTACGACTACTGGAACCATATCATCCTAACGTGCCCGGACGACGGCACTGGCGCTCTGATTGCTGATACCAGAGTTTGGATAGACGGTGCCAAGGACGCTCTTGGCACATCTTCCGGCGGCGATGAGACTCTGGCGTTTCTTAACAACCCGCGCAGCAGCATCGGCCAAGAGAATCAATCGTTTCTGCCTGGAACTTTAGGGTATTCGTACCTTGCATCGTGGCAGATGTGGAAGCGGGCGCTCTCAGACAACGAATGTGAACTGCTCAGCGACGATCCGCTGGCAATGTTCAGGCGTCGGCGGCGCATCTTCGGGAGACCGGCGGAAGCCGTAGCGGGCCGCTTCGTGTCCATCGGCGGTCACTGGAAGCAAGATACTCGCATTGTACTGATCGGCTAGGGCTTGGGGGCGGAATTGAGCACCGCGAATGGATCGCTGCCCAGTTGCTCGATCTCGTCGGGTAAGATTGGTCGATCCTTCGCCGTAAAGTGAACGCAGCCGAACTCCGGGCCGGTCACGAAACCCCAGCCCTCATCGTCCTCGCCCCAGAAACCGTCCGGCAAAATGTTCGCAGGTTCTAAGTCATACCCGGTCTGCATCTTGGGGTGAGTGCATGAACCCAAATCGGGCGAAGTCGCCCGTCCAACGTCCGCGCCTCGATGCCAATGTGCGCAGTTTTTGCAGGTAGGCGTCATGGCTTGGCTCCGTTCTGCTTGCAACTTTGGGCCTTCAATTCGCGGTCCGATCATTTTAAGGTTTAGTCTTCGGTCCTACAAGCGGCCTCGTACACCGGCTTCTGTTCGAGATACGAATTGCGTTCGATCCACTTGCGAATGAGCCAGAACCCCATAAGCAGCATGGCGACGATTACGCCGCAACCCGCCAACACGACAATCCCAACCGCCAGCAGCCAAGGAAGAACTTCGTTCTGAACCTGCTTGATGCTGCTCTCGACGGCGGTGGTGATGTCGTTGGCGTTGCCGGTGACGACCGGCTGGGTGGTGATCGGCGCAGCCGCCGACTCGACTGGCTTGTTGACGGGCGAGGCGTTCCCGCACCCGCAGACCCCCAACGCCAGCCCGGCGAGCAGGCCGGACGCGAAGGCGATGAATGTCGGTCGATGCTTCATGGGAACACCCGATTCCAAATCTGATTCAGCTTTTCCTCTTGCTTGTCGCTCAGATCACGCCCACGGTCGCGGTCCAAGGATTCAAGAAACTCCATCTCCCACTCAGACAGCTTGTCGCTATCGTCGTTCAGAAGCTCGTTGAGCAGCTTTTGTTCGTCTGCATTCATGGCCGATCCTCCGGCGGAGCGTCGTTGCTTTCCGGGCCATCCGCCAACCGCCTGAGCAGGTCATCGTAGTTCGTGAAAACGTAGTCGAGACCAAACTGGACTCGATCGGCCCCGTTGGTCGTCAGAGGAATCGTGGCGGCGTATTCGTCGATCGTCATGGCCGATGCCCCGGTGGGCCGTTCCCGTCAGGACCGCGTCCGAAAGGTGGTTCCGACTCCTCCGGCTCGTCTACGGGCGGCTGGATGATGATGACGGTGGTGGGGCCGGGAGGGCCTTGTGGACCAACGGGGCCAGGTATCGTACTGGCCTCACCGTCAACTCCGTCGTTTCCGTCGTCGCCATCCGAACCATCGACTCCATCCAGGCCGGAAGGCCCTTGGCAGTCGATGGCGGTGCAATAACCGTCCCCGTCAATGTCCTCATGTGCATCACAGGCTCCTGAACCGTCCAAGTCCCAACACGAAAGGCCGTTTTCACCATCAGCAGGGGCGACGTCACCCTCCAACAGGTCTTCGATCACCAAGCCCGCCCCCAACCACACCGGCCCTTGCCCGCACCCGGCCAGACTGACCAGCATGGCGCCGACCGCCGCCCCGATGAGCAGGTAACTGACGTTCACGATTAAACCCCTGATCTGTTTTTTGCCATCTACTCCATCAAGCATGATGCTCTCCACAGATTGCCTATCTTAACGAGTGGGACAAATTGCCCCCCACCCTTAGCTAAAACGCTCTACGGACGCTTGAGCGGGGCTGGGCGACGCCTGAATCAATCCGGTCGTACTCGCCACGTCCAACGCAGCCAGCGTGCGCGCAGCCGGGCGTGGTGCCCATCTAGACCGCCTCCTCGAACGCCATCTCGGCCTGCCGTTCCCGCATGACCGGCCCTGTTTGCCCCCACTGTTCGGCCATTGCCTTGGCGATACCCGGAAGCGTCCGGCTACGGCGCTTCCAGCGATCAACGCCAGGGCGTTCCCGATGAACGCGATTCTCATAAGGCGGCTGCATCATTTTCGTAGGACGCAGCGGATCAAGCCCCTTCAACCAAAAACACGTCTGCTTGGTTTCCGCATGTCCGTGTTCGTAGGGGTGCGTAACGAAATCCGGCTTCCGCCAAAGCGTGCTGAGATAACCGATCGGATTCTCGATTGCCACTCTTGGAATGGCTGAATCGTAAAGCCGGCGGACAAACTGATGCGCCTCTGCCTGCCTTGCCTTGCGCCCCTCGGAGTACCTCATATCGTAGAACCAGCGTGCTCCACTCGCAGCAAGAAAAGTACAGGGAGGGTGCGCAATCATCAAATCCCAATCATGGTCCAGCACTTGTTCGACTTCACCTTGAATATGCTGGCCCGGTATCTCCGTCGGCAACAAATCGCACGACCACGCATCATGTCCATTGGCCGCAAAAGCCTCTCGGACGATTCCGCTGAATTCGCACGCGACAAGAACTTTCATGGCTGCACGCTGCCGTCCGCTGATTGCCAAGTGGGGGTCATCGTTTGTCCGTCGTGTATCTCGCCAGCCGGTCCTCGTTCAACGCTATAGCTTTGGCGAACCGCTCCAAGCACTCCCTTACCGATGCCTTAGACTTCTTTTCAAGGCAAGTTGCAATGTCGCGGGCCACGTCGCGGGGCATTTCGGGGATCAGCGTTAGGATCAACGCCAGTGTATCGACCATCCTGGCTTTGGGCTTGTCGGCCCGGCGATGCAGTTCCTTTCGACACGCTGGGTTTCGCTGGCAGCACATGAACTCCGAAGCCGTGGGCCACCCGCAGATCACGCATGGGTACTCGTTCACGCCGCGATTTTATCGACGGGGCGGGCCGACCCGCAACAGCGAATCAGCGCGTCGGGTAGTAGGCGACGCGCACCGCCCGTCAAACCACGGATTGTATGGTACCCGCCGCCTTCATTATCGGCGGTCAGGCGAATAGTTCCAACCACACCAAAATACCGGGGACCGCACAGTACGGCCCCCGGCGCACGAACGGCGTCAGCGGTCCCCCCGCTACGTCACCGTTCCGTTAGATCAAAAGTAGGGCCGCACGTAGGCGCGCACGGCCCCGGTTGGTGTCCCGCAGGGGGAAAACGGGACAAGGGACAGAAAGCGGGCTGTTGGAATCGAACCAACCGAAGCAGGCGTGTCTCTGGACATTCGCGGCCACTGCACCTGCTCGTCACCTAGAACCCGCAACGCCCGCCCCGGCTGGATTCATATTCACGGGGCAGGCACTTTTAGCCGCCGGGACCGCCCCGACGGAATAGCCCTACTTGGGCACTGCGGTTTCGGGCGGCGTGCTCTGTGCGACCTTCGCACCTTGCTGTCCGATGACCGCGTTGCTCATCGCCTCCACGGCGTCCAACTCCGTCAGGCTCTTGACGGCGCTGCCGGTTGCAGCGTTCATCAGGGCGATCCAGCTACCGAGAGCCGTTTCACGGATTTGCGACAAGGCCGCCAAGTGCCCGACGTGAATCTGCGGAAGGGTAGACAGGAAATTCGCCGGACCTCCGGCGACAACCTTCGTGTTGTCGTTCGCTACACTATCAACAAGTCCTTGATCTGCTGGCATAAACAAACTCCTCTTCTGGTTCAACAACAAGCCCCGGCAACGCACGTCACCGCAAGGGCAAATTCCTACTGGGGCGGAACCGGCGCCGGGCACTCTCCTACAACCGCGCCCTTAGCCTCCATGTCAGGCACATTTTGG